CTTGCGTCGCTGTGGCTAGCTCGGGCGCCAAGCCCGAGATGGGCGCAAGCGGCGCCCCTTTTAGTGGGGTGTAATCTACCAAAAAATAATAGGAGCCTGCCATTACAGAAAACAGCGCTGATATAGCAAAGCGCATTATTCTAGAATGCGTAGCAGGTGGTATGAAGGTAGAGGAGGCCTGCAAGTCTGCAGGCAAGTCTATCAAGACCTATGAGTACTATAGACGCTCCGATAAGGTCTTTGCAGATCGGATGGATAGAACCCGCCTAGGTTTACGCGGCGCTTCCTTTATCGAAGAGCAGACCAAAGATTTAGACTTTGCAGGATTCCGCCAGAAGTTCCTCAAGTCCAAGACCTTCCCACATCAGCAGAACCTGATAGATGTCATTGAAGGTAGGGACCCGAGCTGGCTCCATACCTCGATGAAGTATGAGAAGGGTCTGGCAGATAACCGCATCCTTATCAACATTCCTCCCAACCACGCCAAGTCCATTACGGTCACCGTAGACTACGTAACCTGGAAGATTGTCAATAACCCGAACTTTAGAGTTCTCATAGTTTCCCAAACCCAGCGTCTAGCCGCAGACTTCCTTTATGCTATCAAGCAGCGACTGACGCACCCGATGTACGAAGACTTACAGCAGGCCTACGCCGCTGGGGTTGGGTTCAAATCTAAGACTGCCTCCTGGCAGCAGACCCGTGTCACCTTCGGTGATGAACTCCGTGAGTCATCTGAAAAAGACCCCAATATCGAGGCAGTCGGTATCGGTGGTCAGATCTACGGTAAGCGTGCCGATATGATCCTCATCGATGACGCAGTTACCCTCTCGAACGCCAATGACTTTGAACGACAAATCAAGTGGCTTACCCAAGATGTACGCTCCCGTCTTAACCCGACAGGCAAGCTCATTGTTATCGGTACCCGCGTTGCAGCAGTAGATTTATACAGAGAGCTACGCTCTGCCGATAGATACCCTGGTGGCTTGGTCCCCTGGACCTATCTGGCTATGCCAGCGTTATTAGAATCCAATGAGGACCCCGATAAGTGGGTTACCCTCTGGCCTCACTCAGATGTTCCCTTTGATGGACAACCAGAAGAGCAGAAGACCGAGGAAGGTCTATGGCCCCGCTGGAATGGACGCAACCTTTACAATGAGCGCCAAGCGATGGATGCCTCTACCTGGGCTTTGATTTACCAACAACAAGATATTTCAGATGATGCCATCTTTGACCCAGTATGTGTCAAGGGTTCTATTGACGGTATGCGTAAGGCTGGAAGATTACAACCAGGTTCCCCAGGTCATCCCAGAGATTTGAATGGCTTTAGCGTTGTCTGTGGCCTAGACCCTGCAATGGTGGGAGATACCGCAGCAATCTGCTATGCGATAGATCGTGTAACGCATAAGCGTTATATCGTTGATGCTATCAAGATTACTAGACCAACACCTGCTCAGATTAGACAGTTGATTGTAGATTGGTCCAATGTCTACTCACCTAATGAGTGGGTAGTAGAGCGTAACGCATTCCAGTCCTTCCTTACTCAAGATGAAGGCATCCGCCAGTTCCTTGCAAGCAAAGGTATTATCTTGCGAGAACACCATACTGGTAATAACAAATGGGATGCAGGATTTGGTGTGGCATCTATGTCCACCCTCTTTGGTACCAAACAGCAAGATGGTAAGCATCACCGAGATAACATTATCCATCTGCCATCAGATCAGACAGAGAACATCAAGGCTCTGATAGAACAACTTATTACTTGGTCACCTACCACTAAAGGTAAGACCGATATGGTAATGGCCTTGTGGTTCTGTGAAATCAAAGCACGTGAGTGGCTCAGTAACGGTATACATACAGCCCACCATATGAAGAATCCATTTTTGTCCCGCTACGAGCGTGGCAAGAGAATGGTCATTAATATCGACCAACTACTATCAGACCAAGAAAGGCAGTTCATCTAATGCCAAAGAAAATGAACGCACTTGATACAGCAATCAGCAAAGGCAAGAAACTGCCATCAAAGAACAAGAAGTATCCTGGTGATACAGACGTAAAGATTAAAGGCTCTAAGAAAAAACCAGTTATTAACGTAAAGAATAAGTAGGGATACTATGGCAAAGAAGAAAGCACCAGCAAAGCCTAAAGGTAAAACTTCAGAGAAGGTTAAGAAACTTGCCACACCTAAAAGCAATGTTAAGGTTGTGCCAGCAGATAAAACTCTTCGTGATAGAAAAAATAGAGAATCTTTCTATGCTACAGAAAAGGCTAAGTCAGGCGCAACCGCTGCTCAAAAAGCAGATGAGATGAACTATCAGATGCGTAAGCGCAGAAACTCTGCGGTGTCAAGAATCAAGACAATCAAGATTCGTTCAGGCGGCGCAGGCGCAGGCGGAATGTTTAACACAAAGAACCGATAGGGAAAATAAATGCTTACAACCAAAGAGGTCATCGCTAAGGTAGCGCGACTGCAGACTAAGTATGCAGCACGTGACCAGCGTATGCGTGACGTACTATCAGTACGCCAAGGAGATATCAGCAAGGTTTATCCTGCGATGTTCTCTGAGGAGTACCCAAAGCCTCTGGTTGCTAACTTTGTTGACGTTGCTGCTCGTGACCTCGCAGAGGTAATGGCACCACTGCCATCGTTTAACTGCGCTGCTACCAATATGGTTTCAGACTCTGCTCGTAAATCTGCAGATACTAGAACACGCATTGCAAACTATTACGTTTCAATGTCTGAACTACAGATTCAAATGTATACAGGTGCTGATTGGTTTAACACCTACGGTATGTTGCCAGCAATGGTAGAGATGGATTACGAGACAAACAATCCTCGTATCCGTCTACTTAATCCATTTGGTGTCTATCCTGAGATGGACCGCTTTGGTCGTTGTATCTCACTAACGCAGGTAATCCAAACCGATGCAGAATCTTTGGCTATGCAATACCCAGAGTTCTACAATCAGATTGTGGCTAAGAGCCAATACGCAACAGGCTCTCCATACATCACAATGGTTCGTTACCACGACAAGAACCAAGATTTAATTTATGTACCTGATCGCAACAACCTTATTCTCTCTAACCTACCTAATGCTGTAGGTAAGTGTATGGCTCGTGTTGCTGTTCGCTCATCTCTCGATGGCGAAGCACGCGGTCAGTTCGATGATGTATTAGCAGTACAACTTGCTCGTGCTCGCTTTGCAGTATTGCAGATTCAGGCAGCAGAGAAATCCATTCAGGCTCCTATTGCTATTCCGCAAGATGTACAAGAACTTGCACTTGGCCCTGATGCCATTATGCGCTCTGCTAATCCACAGGCAATCCGTCGTGTTCCACTAGAACTACCTGCTGGAGTATTTACAGAATCTAGCGTTCTAGAGCGAGAACTACGTCTAGGATCTCGCTACCCAGAAGTACGCAGCGGTAATATCGATGCTTCTATCATCACAGGTCGCGGAGTTCAAGCACTCCAGGCTGGCTTTGATACACAGGTTCGTGCAGCACAAGCACAGTTTGCACGCCTCTTTACTGAACTTGTATCTCTCTGCTTTGAGGTAGACGAGAAAATCTTTGGCAATATGACCAAGGAAATCAAGGGCGTAGATGACGGTACTCCGTTCAATATGAAGTATGTACCATCAAGGCAGATTGCTGGTGAATACGGCGTAGATGTCCGTTACGGCATTATGTCTGGTATGAATCCAAACAACGCAATTATTGCTCTGCTACAGATGCGTTCTGACAAACTTGTAAGCCGCGACTATGTACGTCGTGAAATTCCAATGGAGTTAAATGTTACTCAAGAAGAACAACGTGTTGACATTGAAGAAATGCGTGATTCTTTGCGTGTTGCTATGGCTCAGTATGCCCAAGCAATTCCAGCGCTTGCTGCACAAGGCCAAGATCCTTCTCAGATTGTTTCCCGAATCGCGGAAGTTATCAAAGGTCGTCAAAAAGGTAAGCAACTAGAGACCATTGTCGATGAAGTATTCGCCCCAGAACCACAACCAGAAGTGCCAATGATGGGCGAAGAAGTTCCAGCAGCAGGTATGGCCCCCGTTCCTGCCTCGCAGCCAACTCCAGAACAAATGGGTGCGGCCCCTGCTGCTGGCTCTCGTCCAGATATAGCGACTCTACTCGCATCTATTGCAGGGTAAGGGAGGTGTAAAATGAAAAAAGGTGGTCGTGCAAAGGCTCCAATGGCAAAGCCAACAGAAGGCAAGAAGGATATGAAGAAGCCAGGTGGCAAAGTCGAATTTGGCTATGCAGGAAAGGCTCGTAAGGGCAAGAAGGCTTAGTGTTACGTTGGGAGAATAGAACGTGGATGATGACAAAGATTATGTACCGCGTTCTATTACTCTCGCTGATTTCTTAGTAGTTCTATCAGGTTTTGTATTAAATATCATCCGAGCCATAGATATGCTCGCATCAGAGATTTTAGATTTAGCAGTGTATAACGCAAATAGAAAAACAAAAGTTTCCAGAGTGTGGGAACAATTCACATCAGATTTAGAGAAGATGGAGGACAATAATGGCTAGAGGGCCAATGGCAGGCGTATCAGGTCCTGGCAAGTTCTCCAAGAGAACTG